CTGAAGAGTACTACAATTCTAATTTTTTAGAATTTCAAAGAACTCGGGATACGTTCACCAAATCCTTAGCATCAGCGGTTCAAGTTAGATTGATTTCAAAAAATAATTCTATTAGGCTAGATAAAACAAATAAAGAATCTGATAAATTAGAGGAGATTGAATCACCTTCAGTGCCATCTACACCAACTCCGATTCCACCGAATGATGGGCAGACTTGTCCACCACCTGTTGTATCCACGTTCTCGCCTTCAGCAGGATTTACGGGTACTATAGTTCAAGTTAATGGACAAAATTTTGAGTCAGTGAAATCAATCACAGTAATTGATAAAGTCATTGATATTTCTCAAATTAGAGTTTTCAATCCACAAACTTTGAGATTCTCTTTACCTGAAATACAAATACCAGAAGGACAAAGTGTTGCTACAGGAAGGATTACAGTTACGACAGAGTTTTGAAAGTTTAGTCGATTTCACCTATAACCCGGCATTACAAAATATAACATCATCATCTCCAGGAGGATATGCAAATACAAATACCCAACAACAAACTACAGTTAATCAACAAGATTTAGTTGGTTCAGATTTGAATCCACAAGACACTGGTTTCATTCCACTTACAGTTTTCCAAATCCAAAGAGATGCGTTAGGAAATACTTTGAATTTAAGCGTTGTAGTAAATCCTAAAGTTGAAGGATGGAAAATAAGTGAAACTAACAATTACAGTTACATAATTCAAAAATTAACTGTTGGTCCAAACAATGTTCCAAAAAAAGAAGAAATAAAGTCAGAAAAAAATTTAAAACTTGAAAACTTTGTTTCAGATGACCAACAGATATTCTCTATTGACAAAGACCAAATGACCACTTTATTAAATCTCAATCAATTTAGTTCTGAAAGTATAAGAGCGGTTGTCAATATAACTGTGTTGGCAATACCTGACGATAGAACAAAAAATCCAAAAGATTTTCCGTCGAATTATATTTTTGAATTGAATGTACCACAAAAATCTCCATCAGGTACTGGACAAATTATCTTAGTTTCCAATACCAATTCGGGAGAACTACCAGCCTATGATGGTAATAGTTATTACAACATCATAAAGCCAAATGGAGGATATTATACATTCCAATTGACTCCTATTACAAACTTGACTGCAACACAGATTAGGATTGTTAAATTACCAACTCTAAGTCAAGTGAATGTTAGTATCGAAAATACTCCTGATACAAAATATACAAATGTGGTTACAGTTAGGGAGTTGGGAGAGTTTCAAATGATTTTGACTTATACGGACGATAATTTACCAAATTCGTCTTTCACTGTAACCTCACAAAAATTTACTTTATAACATAACAACATATTTATATAAAAAGATTCTTATGAACATTAAATCAGCATTAGACAATTATCTTGGTAAATCTGTTAGATTTTCACAAGAAGACAATGGAGATGGAACAAAACAAGTTTGTGACTTGGATACTGGAGATTGTTACACAGTGAGAGAAAGAGACGGTCTTATCGAAAGAGCTGGACACCAAACTACTGCAAACCGAAGAGTTAGAGTAGAAACCGCTAACGGAATAAAAACTTTATTAAATGGATAAAAAATGAGTTTAGATAAAAAAATTCTCAGTGAAATCGAGAGACATAGAAAAATCAATCGATATATTTTAGAACAAGCGGGAGCAGAAGAAGATGCCTTGGCAGCTTTATCACCTGAACCAGCGGCGGAACCCGCACCAGCACCTTCTGAAGCAACACCACCTGTGGCACCAGAAACAACTGCACCACAACCAATAGATGTTGAATCAGATCCTGATGTTGAGAAAATTGATGACGAAGGTGAATCACAAGAAGAAGGAAGTTCTGAAGAATTAGATATTACTGAATTAGTAGATTCACAAAAAAATATCGAAACCAAACAAGAAGAGTACTTCAACAATTTATTCAACCAACTTAATGATTTACAATCTAAGTTAGGTGAGATGGATAACATTATGAACAAACTTAACTCTCTTGAAAATAAAATAGAGAAGTATAGAGAAAAAACTCCACAAGAAAAGTTAGAGTTACGAACCTATGATTCATATCCATTTAGTCAAAAACTTTCACAATTTTTTGATGATAAGCAAGACGAAATGGAAAAGACAGGAAAAAATGATTATGTTTTAACCTCAGACCAAGTTACAGATATAAATGTAAATGATATAAAAAATTCGTTTCAACCTGGTGGAGGTTTAGATAAGGAAGTCTATAAAACATCGTTCAGGTAATATCGAACAAACTACATAAAAGGTACCTCATGGTACCTTTTTTTATTTGACATAGTCACAGTTTTACTTATATTTGTATAAATAATTTATTAATTTAATCTATAAAAAACATGAGTTCATTAGACGCCGTATTGGCACAGTACGAAAAATCACAACAAGGGGGCGGGGCCCAATCAAAAATGTCGCAAGACGAAAGAATGAAAAAGTATTTCGCTTTAATCTTAGGAGACAAAGAGAAATCAGGACAGAGAAGAGTGAGAATTCTTCCAACTTCAGATGGTTCATCACCATTCAAAGAAGCATGGTACCACGAAATTCAAGTGGGTGGACAGTGGCAGAAATTCTACGATCCAGGAAAAAATGACAACGAACGTTCACCTTTGAATGAGGTTTACGAAGAATTGATGTCTACAGGTAAAGAGTCTGACAAATTATTGGCGGCTCAGTATCGTTCACGAAAATTCTATATTGTGAAAGTAATTGATAGAGACCACGAAGAAGATGGTGTAAAGTTTTGGAGATTTAAACACAACTTCAAGAATGATGGTATCCTCGACAAAATTATTCCTATTTGGAGAAACAAAGGAGACATTACTGACCCTGAAAAAGGACGTGACTTAGTCATTGAACTTGCTAAAGCAAAAACCCCAAAGGGTAAAGAGTATACTACAGTTTCAACTATTATGTATGACGACCCAGCTCCAGTACATAGTGATAAACAACAAGCAAAGGCTTGGATGGAAGATGAGTTGACATGGTTGGATGTTTATTCCAAAAAACCTGTTGATTACCTTGAGGCAATCGCAAGAGGTGAAACACCAAAGTGGGATTCAGATAAAGGTGGATACGTTTACGGAGACAGTTCAGTTGAAACTGAATCATTCGGTGGAGGTTCCAAAAAATCTACATACGTAGACCCACAGTCTAACGACGAACCTGACGGAGACCTTCCGTTCTAATTAAATAAAATAACTCGGATACTATTTTAGTGTCCGAGTTTCATTTCCCTAACCTTATGGCAATTAAGAAAAACGATTTCGAAAGTCTGAAGAAAAAATTTTCTACTTCAGCAAAATATAAACCCCAAAGATTTTTTGATTTGGGTGAAGACTTCTTGGATGCCGTTGGACTTCCTGGTCCAGCCATTGGACATCTTAACATGTTCTTGGGTCACTCCGATACTGGTAAGACTACTGCTTTGGTAAAGGCTGCGGTTGATGCTCAGAAGAAAGGTATTCTTCCTGTGTTCATTATTACGGAACAGAAATGGAGTTTCGACCATGCTAAATTGATGGGATTCCAATGTGAAGAAATTGTTGATGAAGAAACGGGAGAATTAGATTGGGATGGATTTTACATATTCAATAATAACTTTAGTTACATTGAGCAAATTACTGACTACATCAATAGTTTATTGGATGCTCAAGAAAAAGGTGAGTTGGATTATAGTTTGTTGTTCCTATGGGATTCAGTTGGTTCAGTTCCTTGTAAGATGACTTATGAAGGAAAAGGTGGAAAGCAACACAATGCATCTACTTTGGCGGATAAAATTGGAATGGGTATTAACCAACGTATTTCAGGGTCTCGTAAATCTGACTCAAAATATGAAAACACTTTGGTTATTGTTAATCAACCTTGGGTTGAACTTCCAGATAATCCATTTGGTCAACCTAAAATTAAGGCTAAGGGTGGTGAGGCGATTTGGTTGAACTCATCTTTGGTATTTCTATTTGGAAACCAAAAGGGTGCAGGAACAACTAAGATTACTGCGACCAAAGATAAAAGAACGATTAAGTTTGCGTCAAGGACAAAAGTTTCTGTTATGAAAAACCACATCAACGGATTGGGTTATGATGACGGAAAAATTATTGTTACTCCACACGGATTCATTGGAGGTAAAGAGGCTGCTGAAGAGAAAGTCTCATTGGAGAAATACAAAAAAGAGTATGCTGACTATTGGAAAGATATTATCGGAACTGATGGTGATTTTACTCTGAAAGAAGAAAAAGAAGACTAGTTTATTATTTCACACTTAAATCACGAATTGTGATTAAAACGTTATTAGTGGACGGAGACAATCTGTTCAAGATAGGATTTCATGGAGTAAAGGAGTTGTATAATGGTGGAGACCACTTAGGTGGAATCTACCATTTTATAAACATCTTGAGAAAATTTTTAGAAGAACACAATCACGATAAGGTTGTGGTATTTTGGGATGGTGACTCTAACTCTTCCGTAAGGAAATCTATATATCCTCAATACAAAGCGAATCGTCGTCAAGATATGAATGAGTTTAAGTACGAATCATATCTTCAACAGAAGTCTCGGGTCAAACAATACCTTGAGGAGATATTCGTGCGTCAGGTTGAAATGACTAACAACGAGGCGGATGACCTTATTGCTTATTATACCAAATTGTCTGTCGATGAAGAAATCATAATTTTTTCTGCAGACAAAGACTTAACTCAACTTATATCAGAACGGGTAACCATCTATTCTCCGACCTCTAAACAATATTATAGGTATGGAGACATGATTACTATCAATAAGGTCAACATACCCCACCAAAACGTCTTATTAACTAAGATTCTAACGGGGGATAAGTCCGACAATATAGATGGTATAGAAATGTTGGGAGAAAAGACTTTGGTTAAATTGTTTCCCGAATTGTTGGAGAAGTCATGTACTATCGAAGAAATCTTGGATAAGGCACTAAACATCGAGCAAAAGAAAAAACCAAAGGCGTTAGAGAACATTTTGATTGGTAAAACTAAAAGCGGTACATTTGGCCAAGACTTCTTTGAAATAAACAAAAAAATTGTTGATTTACATAATCCTTTGATTACTGAAGAAGGAAAAGAATTAGTAGAACAAATTCATACAGACACAATAGACCCCACAGACCGTGGATACAAAAACTTGATGAGAATGATGATGGAGGACGGACTCTTCAAGTACCTACCCAAGAACGATGAGGCTTGGGTAAATTTCCTCAAACCATTTATGAAACTTACACGAAAAGAAAAAAGAAACACAAACAAAAATTAAAAACTTTATGAAAGAGCAAGACAGTACCAAAATGGAATTTCTTCTAACCCTTAACGACAATATTGTTGTTCAAAGGTATTTCAATGTTAGAGGTTATAATCCGACAGCAAAAAACTCAGTTGAATTCTACGACTTAATTAATAACATTAAAGAAGATCTACAATATCACTTGAAAATGAAAACTGTTATTTACATGACGGATAATAGTGAATCCATTATGCATGACCCTTCAGTTATGGATACCTCTTATACTGATGGACCAGAGATATTCAACATTCTTGTTAAGAATGGAGATACGACAATTTGTCATAGAATTTTTGATGGAAAATATTTTCCACCCAAAGTTCGTTATACCGTTGACGTACGACCATTTTTGAAAGATATTCTCAGAGAATTAACTGACATTTTTTCAGAACAAAGATTATCTTATCAATATTTGGATTTTGATTTAAGTAAGTGAGTATTTAATAATACACAGGGGAGCAATACAATATATGAACAAAAATTTCGATTACTTAGGGAACACTTTCCAGATTCAGTTATTGAATCAGATAGTGGTAGATAAAGATTTTTCATCATCTATTCTTGATGTCATCGAGTCAAATTACTTCGATAACAAGTATTTCAAAATCATATTACAGATGATTAAGGAATACTATGTGAAGTATGAATCAACTCCCAACTTCGAAACTCTCGAACAAATTATCAAGTCTGAAGTTTCTCAAGAATTGGTTGCTAAAATTGTTTTGGATACACTAAAACAAGTTAAGGAAGCACCATTCGAAGGAACACAGTTTGTCCAAGAAAAAGCATTGAAGTTCTGTAAACAACAAGAACTTCAGAAGGCGATGGACAAGGCTCAAAAAATCATTACACAAGGAGATTTTGAGTCTTATGATAAAGTGGAGGGGTTGGTTAGAGAGGCACTACAAGTCGGTGAAATTGAGAAAGGTCAAACGGATATTTTCTCAGGTTTGGAGACGGTGTTAGATGAGGACTACAGACATCCGATACCTATGGGTATACCAGGTATCGACAGGTTACTTA